GGTAAATAATGAGGTATCCGTCCATACGTAAAGTGCATTTCTACCTAGTTTACTTCCCATGATCCGTGAGCCGGCAGCCAGTCTTTGTGTGCCAGCGCTATTGATTGCAGTAGGTGCCCAGGTATTAATATCCTCTTGAGAAGAGAATCTGATAAACATATCATCTTGAGTTGTGGTGTCTCCAATGGTTGTTTCAGTTCCAAATAAAACTAAGTGACGATCAGGTGTTGATACTAACATGTCACGTGATGCGGTTGGTGCCCCTGAAATAATAGTCGCTCTTGTTCCAGTTGGATCCACTGCATCGGCATCCCATTCAAAGACCGCTCCATTACAAATTAAAGCAATAAGAGTTGATCCTAAATTGTCCAAGGACCAGAGACCGGGATCCGTTACTTTATCTGTATTAGCTGCTGCCGAACCCCATCCAGTCCAGCTTGATGTATTGGTAACAGTTGCACCTCCACTATGAGCTGCTCTTGTCGAACCTCTAGCCTGTCTAGTAATTCCGGTAAAGCTTGTTGCTGTTACACCTGTATAAGAAATTTCTTCCGTCCCTACTTGAAAATAATTAGTTCCTGATGAAGGGAAACCAGTTGTGCTTCCAACATTAATTGTGGTTCCTGACCCACCTGTTCCATTTGCATCATCATTTAAACCAGGAGCAGTTAATGTAGTTGTAGTTGATCCTAAAATACTACCTCCATACAAAGAAATACCAAATCCATAGGCTCCAATTTGTTCTGCTGGTCCTACATGATAATATCTATAATAAGTAATACCACCAGAAGTTGTGGCTCCTGTAACGTTGCTTTCAACAGCATCCATTGTAATAGTGATGGTCGTCGAACTAGGCACGGACGTTACCATATATTTTTTATCGGCAAAATCTGCTGATGTGTAATCTGAGTTAGTAATAGAAGTAAAAGTACCTGCACCACCAAATAAAATAATGTCCCCAGCTACAAAACCTGGAGGACTACTAAAAGTAATAGTAACTTCTTTTGAGTTATATGTTGTCGTAAAGGCGTTAGTGATTGCTGTGCCGGATGGATTAACTAAAGGGTGAATGTCATAGTAGACTCCTCCAGTGTACGCATATAAAATTCTATTGGTTCCAATTACTGCAAATTTTTGAGAAGATTTATTAACCATATGATGCAACGCTCGCGCGACACCTGTTAATTGACTTTCTCCTAATTGATTCCAACCACCTAGTTTTTCAGGTGTACCATATCTAAAACGAACATTTTCTCCGTCCTGCCATTGAGCTTCTGCTCCTGTGGGAGTAATTTGTTTATTAAATCCTGGTAAAAAACCTATCTTTTGTAGCATATTAAAACCTATTTATTAAGGTTTATATCAGATTGTAGGGGAATTCAAATGTTTTAAAGTAGGGGAAAGTGTGGTGGCATTTTCCCCCACCAGTCTTATTATATAAACTATTTTTTAGGTAATGTAAAGCCTTTATAGGATGCTGGAAGCCCTAAGAACGGACGTTTATCAAATTCATTTTCTTTAGCTTGTTTAGAACCCTTTTTATTATAATGTAAAAATACTTGAGCACAGTCTTTCCCTTTAAATTCTTCTCGCCAATGTTCAAGATCACAACCAGAATATATAAGCATGTCTCCTGGTTTTAAATCTACTTTAATACCAGCTTGACCAGTTTTTCCCGAAGGTTCTAAATAGAGTGGCCATTCATCGCCCCCTAGATTTAAAGTGGTAGATATCTCACATGAGTATCTATCTTTGTGTCTCGCTAATATATCTCCTTGTTTATAAATCCTTGCATAAGAATACGTAGGGGACAACTTTAATCCTGTATGCTTCTCCATAACCGGTTGTACTTTTTGTAATAAAGTTTCCATCACAGTATCCGCATAATGAGAATAAGTATTAGGTATCTGTTCATCGTTCCATACTCCCCAATAAGTTGTAAAGGGGGAGATATATTTTTGATCAAATAAAAATCTTGCCACCTTTCTTTTATTTAAAAAATAAGCAAAAGCAAAATCTGCTATCTCTCTGGAGATAACTCCTTTCATAACTACATATTTATTTTTTTTGAATGACATTTTTTCCTTTTTTTAGTTTATGTTCTATTAAAGTTTCGACAAAATCTGGATTACGTTTTTTAGGATGTTGACCTAACGTTGAATGAACGTAGGCAGCTCGAATAGGATCTACATCCTTTAGTTTAATTATATTAATTACCTTATGGTTTGGGGACATTTAATACTCCTGGTTCATTGTTTTTTGTAAAAGTATACCAACCTGTTATAATACATTTCTCATGTTTCTTACTAATTTCTCCCTTATGAGTATGGGTCCAATCAGATGGCCAAATAATTGTGAGACCTTTTTTAGCGGGTATTTTTAAATCCTGATATTTAAAATATGTTCCTCCATCAGGCACATCATTTAAATAAGTCATAAAGACTAATATTCTATCAGTATCAATTAAACGTGTTCTTTCACAATGCCATTGTCCAAAACCCCCACCCACTCGGTAGTATTGAATATTATAACCTGTCTTTGCAATTTGAAATTTTTGTAAAAAATTTTTTACTTCTGGAAATTTTTTTTGATAGTTTTCTAAACATTCCTGTAAGCTGTCTTTATATTTATTTAATGGATAGTTTTCATTTTTTAATAGAATTGTCATTTCTACAGAATCTTTTATTTTTTTATCACGTCTTACTGTTTCTCCTATTCCCGTTCTTCCTTTTTCTTTAAAAACGGCAGGTGTTTTTTTAAAACTATTCATAAGTTTCTCACAAATTTTTTTATCTATATACCAACCACCTATAAAATATTTTTTATCTATTTGATGTTCTTTCATAGTTTAATACTCCTTTTGGTATTGCTTGACAGTTCCAATGGATAAATCTAAACGGCTCATAGCCCATATCCACTGTGTACATGTGGGGCATATAAGATGGAAAGAATATCATCCTACCAGGTTTTACTTCATAATTAATTTGATGACTAGCATAAGTTATTTTTTTTGAATCTTTTTGAGGCAATAGATTCATCATGTTTCCTGCTCTTGGATCTTCAAATATTGGTCTTGATGTTTTCTCGCTCGCTTTTAAAAAATAGAATCCAGAGATGTGACCATTCCAATGAGTATGTAACGTATGATGGCCGCCTCCTTTTTTAGCAAATTCTTGTACCCACATTTCTGTAGTAAATACAGAATAATTAGTTAAATCAAAACCCATCTCTATTAATAGATTATGGGCCGTGGCTCCTATATAATTTTGTAATTGTAAAAAACTAGGGTCTCCAATTAAACTATTGGAATGAAATACATGCCCCATATCTCCTCTGTCCCCGAACTTTTTATTTCTTTTAGATATATCTTTTTTTAAATTTTTCTTTGCTACTTCAATATAAGGATCCGATGCTGTGTTTAAATCATCAACGAACCGTGGCGCATCTGCAAACCATACAGGACATTTAAAATAATCTTCTACGTTTAATTGTGTTGGAAATGTTTCAGCGCTTCCGCAAGATATCTTATCTAATTCTTTTTGATTTCTTTTTTTCTTCTTTTTCATATTTTTCCTTTTGTTTAAATAAATCTAGGTCCTTTTAAAAAAATTGTTAATGAGTTTCTTTCACCTTTTATGACAGGAGAAACTTTATGGTGTATAAATGATTTAAACATTATCATAGCTCCAGGTTTATCAAATTCTGGTAAATTAAATTCATTACCCATAAACATAGAAAAAGTACCCCCTGTATAAGAACGTGTCGATAAGTTAATCACTACCGTTAGTTTTACATCATAACAATCATTTTTACTTTGATCACAATGCCAACCATAATCAGATTTTTTTTCTGCTTTATATGTATTAAAGTTTAGAAAATCCAATTTATTTTTAGGATAAAGATTATATCCAAATTGATAAGTATTAACTGAGTAAGCTCTATCCAAAACACTATCTAATTTATTAGATATTTTACAATAAGATATTTGTGTACAGTTTAAATTTTTTATAGGTTCGCCATGTATATTAGTGGCACCTAACTTTTTAGGTTCAATTTTGTCATAATTTAAATTAATATTTTTCACTAAAGTTTTAATTTCATTTAATTTAAAAATATCATTCCAAATCCAATAATTACAATCAGTAGTCATTATTTAAATGGCCATCCTAAACTCCACATGACTAAACTATGTCTGGTTCCTTTTTTAACAGGGCATACCCTATGCCAGACGAATCCAGGAAAAACTACCAAGGATCCTTTAGGTAATATTTCTTTACACTTTTTAATATTTCTTTTTTTATCAGGATCTAAGTTTCTAAAATCAAATTCTAGTTCTCCACCTTTGTAATCTTTTTCGTCCGATAAAGTTAACGTCATAGATAGCTTTCTAATCTTGCCGTTCGAAGGATTACCTTGCTG